CCAATGCCTGAAATCCCTGCATCGATTGCACGTTGTATCATATCTACACGTCCTTGGACGCTAGATGTTCCCCATTGTACGTCTGCTGCCTTACGCTGTACATGCATACTTTTCTTTGCTCCGCCAATTTTTACATTATATTCTGGTGAACGATAAGCACTGTTTAGTGTAATAGGACGTCCTAGTGCTTTTGCAAAGTTTTCTAGTTTAGTCCATAGCTCTGGTAATACTCGAGGATTTACATGCGATTGTACGACAATCCATTCTGAAGTAGGGCGTTCAAAGTCGTCGTCAGCTGATGCATCAGCACCAACAGCACTATCAGATCCTGGTGCGCCTATTGCACCTTCTGTGCCATTAATTGGATTTGTGCCTCCAGGATTGCCGCCGCCGAATTGTTCTAGTGCTTCAAACGTATCTGGATCATTGCCTGCTGCAATTTCTGCTGCTCTGCCTTCAATAATAGATCTTGCTTGATCATCGTTTATACCAACAGTGTCTTCGAGGCCCAATGCATCAGCTACGCCGCCACCAAGTGTTGGACCGCCATTTACAAATACATTAGATGCAAACGGAGTGTTACTGTGTGTTACTGCTGGCATTATTCTGCTCCTGGACTATAATCTGTTGCGGGCGGAGGTGCTGTGCCTGCACGATCAATTGCCGCTTGCGCTTCTGGTGACCTTGCTACAACTTGTCCTGTAGCAGGATCAATTAAGTCTGCATTAGGATTGGCATTCTGCGATGCTGTTTGTCCTTCTGGTCTTGCGAATGGCCAACGTTTTTTTGGAGACGAAGCATTAGGTATTCCATCTGGTGGTCCTGTCGGTGCGCCTGGTGTAATTGCTCCAGTTGATTCATTATCGTAACCTAGTTGTTCGCCTAGTGCAAATGGCACTACTAGTGTAGTTTCGCCGCGGCGAGCCTCGTCTGGACCAGCTGCACCCTTTGCTTCCCAATAGTATTGTCCACTTACTCGGATTAATACTTTCATATCAGCTGGATCTTCTGTAACACCTAGTGCTGCAAGTATTGTTGTTCTTTCAGCGCCTAAGTCTGCATTACTTTCGCCAGTAGCTGCGGCAACTGCCGAACCGTTTGGCAGTGTTCCTGCCGTTACTGCTGCTGCGACTGCCGCTGCTGTATTACCTACAGCTGAACTCATAGTAACTGCTAAGAGTGCTCGTTGGAAGTCGTTTAGTACTGCGCTTGTAGCAATGCCACTTTCTGGATCAGACTGTAATTTTTGTAACAATCTTACGTCATCTCGTATGCCTGTAAGTGCTGTAATAATCCGGTTGTATTCCGGAGTCATGTCTAAGTGTTGATATGGTGCTGGCATTATGCTATGTTATCCCGTGTTGCCATAATATCTACTAGATATTGGGGTGTGCTTGCAGTGTTTGTTGGCGCACTTCCGCCCCAATATCTGTTTGAAAGTATACCAGATATTACTCCTTGTTGCTGTCCTAGCCAAGCAATATCAACATGTACGTTTCCGTTGTTCATATATCCATTGCCGCAGCCTATTCCTGTTGCACCTTGAGCTTCACACGCTTGTATAAACTTTGTTATGATAGCAAGTTGCTTAGGATCATTTGTGTACAGTCTATTACCATCGCCGTCTGTAAGTCTTACATCTGCTGCATAGCCTTTGTCGTGTCTGTTAGAACCAGTTCTGTTTTTACCACTGATGCCGCCTTCATTTGCAGGAACTTGTCCGCCACTAGTGATAGTTACATCAACACCTGCTGTTATGGCTGATGTCTGTAGTATATTCCAAAGTTGTGATTGTATTGGCAAGCTACGCTTGCCGCCTAATGCATATTTAACTATACCAGCTGATCTGCCATCTTCAACTTTTACTTGGTCAAATGGTATACTACCTTCGTAGTAAGTGTTTCCGTCTTTCCCTACAATTGCAGTTGAAGCACTAGCACCGTAGCCTGCACTTTGTGTGTTCACACTAGTACCGCCTACAAATCCACCTGCACTAGTTGTGTTGTTTCTTATTGCATTGTAATTGACTGCGCTTGTATTGCCTAAGTTCGTAGGATTGCCTACCTCGGCATTAACTAAGTCTAATATTTGTGACTGTTGTAAATTAATATAATCTAGTGCTGCTTTTGCAATGTTTGCAGGATTGTTTGCTACGCTATCAGCTTCACGTTGATAAATGCCTTTAGCTCTGTCATCACCTCTGTCTGTAATAATACGTAAGTCTACTTGTATATCTTCAAACAAACTTGCTATCTCTGCTAGACATGCTTTGTGTGCAAGGTCAAAATCAATGTGTACATGATCCGGTGGTCCTGAACCCGGATCAGTATCAATGTCCGGATGGTTAACTGTAGTTTGACCTACACCTTCCGAAGCACTATCTTCAAATATATTTGCGCCTGCTATTGACATTTACGTTCCTCGTATTATACTAGTATATTTATCCGAGAAATTACACCATCTGAATACTACTGGTAGTAGATGTATATTGTTTTGCAATTTCAGTTTCAGTTTTAGCAATACAACTTACACTGTTTACTAGAATATTAAACTTTGCATCCGGTGATACACTGTACATATAAGGTGCTAATCCCAGTCCTTCTGACTGCATAATTAATACCATAGGCTTTTTAAGTGTATATTCTGTTGGTGATTCAGCATCTAGCCGAGCAACAATCTCTTCGCCAGAGCTTAGTTTTAGAGACACAGTGTCTCCAATTTTATAAGGTGTTTCGATTAACATTATAGTGAGTGTCCTGTTCCGTTATAGTTAGTTTCTTCTAAGTATGTGCCTAGTTTATCGTAGCCACCAATCTTTGTTCCGTGTACTGTAATTTGTGGGAAGGTACGTGCTCCTGGAAACTTTTCAAGTACTTCGTCACGGGTAAAGTCTGTACCAAGTTGAAAGTACTTGAACGGTAACTTTCTTGTTTCGCACAATGCCTTTGCCATATCACAAAATGGACATTGCGGCTTTCCGTAAATTTCAATCATAAACTAAATCCTTTAAAGGTGTCTGTTGATACATCCTGTTTAGTGCCGCCACTAACGTAAGATGTTATTTCTGTTTCTTGTGGAGCAACTTGCACTTCACTACCACTAATCCATTTTTGTGTCCACGGCAGAGGGTTAGTCTTTACAGTGTATGGACTTTTTAAATTTACATTAGTCATTCTACGTGTACAAATCCATTCGATGTATCCACTTAACAACTCTGTGTTAAGTCCAATCATTGATCCATCTTTAAACAAATACTCTGCCCAAGCCTTCTCCTGATCAACTGCTTCTACAAACATTGCAATACATGCTTCTTCTGTTTCTTCTGCAATCTTTATATAATCTGGATCATCTTTCTTGAGTACTTTAAGCAACATCTGTGTGCTTGCTAGGTGCAAGTTCTCGTCGCGAGCAATAAGCTTAATGATCTTAGCATTGCCTTCCATTTGCTTCATCTCTGCAAACGCCCAGCTACATGCAAAGCTTACATAAAAGCGCACACCTTCTAGAATGTTAACACTCATTAGTGTAAGCCACAACAATTTCTTTAGTTCATAAAGATCAACTGTAATCTTCTTGCCGTTAACAGTATGTGTGCCTACACCTAGTAGTTTGTACCAGCTGCTTAATTCAATAAGATCATCGTAGTATTTAGAAATGTCACCAGCACAGTCTGCAATCTCTTCAATGTCCATCATCTCGTCAAAGATTTTACTAGGGTTGTTGTACACGTTACGAATAATATGTGTGTAACTGCGTGAGTGAATTGTTTCTGAGAACGTCCATGTTGTGATCCAATTCTCAATCTCCGGCAAACTTACAATAGGCGAAAATGCTTCTACTGGTGCTCTGCCTTGTACACTGTCTAGTAGGATCTGACGCTTTAGGTTGCTTGTAAAGATATGACGCTCATGGTCACTAAGGGCTTTAAAGTCTTTGCTGTCTTTGGTTACATCAACTTCTTCCGGACGCCAAAAGAATCCTAATTGCTTGTCTGTAAGTCCATCAAAGCTTTTATACTTTAGCGTGTCATAACGCTGAATCGTAGGTCCGCCCGTCGGATCTAGAAATGCTAATACTTTTGTGTGGTCTGCTTTATTTGCAGTGTTAAAAACGCTCATGTATATCTCTTACCCTTGTGTATGTGTTTCTATATCTATAATATAGTGTAACATGCCCCGAAAGACATGTCAAGTGTTAAATGTGACAGCTCTCACATTCGTCGTCGTCTACTTCAACAACTTCAAGTTCGCCCATCATTTTGTTAACATCAACTTCGCCTTGTCCGTCATTGGTGTTAAAGTAATACAACTGCTTGCCACCTAGCTTGTAGAACATCAAAAGATGCTGCAACATTGTGCTCATCGGAATCTTTTCATCTTCAAAGAAGATTGGATTGTAGCTGGTATTAACACTAATGCCTTGATCAATGTATTTCTGTAGTACAGCCATAATCTTCAAGTAACCTTCTGGCGACTGTTGATCCCATAGCAAGTCATATTTGTTTTTCAAACGCTTGTACTCAGGAACAACTTGCTTTAGTACTCCGTGCTTGCTTTGCTTGATACTAATTAAACTACGTGGCGGCTCTATTCCGTTTGTAGCGTTAGCAATCTGTGCGCTTGTTTCTGCAGGCATTAAAGCCATTAGTGTACTGTTACGAATGCCTGTATCCTTTAGCTGTGCTCTAAGTGTATCCCAATCCATACGCTCAACGTGCGGAACCAATTCATCTAAGTCTTTCTTGTATGTTTGGTTAGGTGTAACACCGTGTCCGTACTTTGTTTCCATATTGCCACTTGGTGCGCCAAACTCTACTGCTAAATCAGCACTTGCTTTAATCAAGTAGTAACTCCAAGCTTCGGCCCATTCGTCTACAAGAGCAAGTCCGTCTGCATCAATGTGCTGATATGTTAGATCATGTTTTGCTAACCAATATGCAAAGTTAATAATGCCTACGCCAAGGGGTCTACGCTTCTCTGTGCTTAGTTGTGCTGCGAGTATTGGATAGTTTTGATAACTTAGCAGTGCATCCAATCCACGTACTGCCAAGCGACAAACACGCTCAAAGTCTGCCGGAGTACGAATGTTACCCCAGTTAATTGCACTTAGTGTACATAAGCTAATCTCTCCTTCTGGATCGTTTAGATCTTTGAGCGGCTTAGTTGGCAAAGTAATTTCTGCACACAAATTACTCATTCTAATAGGTGCAACCTCAGGAAGGAACGATCCGTGATCGTTTGCATTGTCTACATTCTGCAAGTAAATGCGTCCTGTGTTCTTACGCTCTTCCATAAAGCTACTGAACAGTTCACTTGCTGCAATAGTTTTCTTACGTAGTCGTGTGTTGCGCTCTGCTGTTTCGTATAGATCACGGAACTTGTCTTGGTCTGCAAAGAAAGCATCATATAGACCTGGAACATCTGCAGGCGAGAACAAAGTTATATCGCCGCCGGTTACTAGTCTTTCATACATCAACTTGTTAAACTGTACACCGTAGTCCATGTGTCGTACACGGTTCTCTTCGGTGCCTTTGTTGTTCTTTAGCACTAGCATGTCTTCTACTTCGAGATGCCATATAGGGTAGTATATAGTTGCTGCGCCGCCACGTACACCACCTTGGCTACATGACTTTACTGCACTTTGGAAGTGCTTGTAGAAAGGAATAATTCCTGTGTGATAGGCGTCACCTTTACGTATAGGGGATCCGATAGCACGTATGCTTCCTCCACCAATACCAATGCCTGCTTTTTGACTTACGTACTTAACAACAGAGGCAGCAGTAGCGTTAATGCTGTCAAGACTGTCATCAGTTTCAATGAGTACGCACGAACTGAACTGGCGCTGCGGGGTACGCACACCAGCCATAACAGGAGTAGGTAAACTAATGTCGTGTAAACTAATAGCATCGTAATATTCCTTGACCCATTGCAAACGAGTCTCTATTGGATAGTCTTGAAACAAACTTGCTGCAATGAGGATGTAGCACATCTGCGGAGTTTCGAATATTTCGCCGCTTACTCTATTTTGTACTAGGTACTTGCCACGTAGCTGTTCCATAGCAACATAAGTTAATGCATCATCTCGATCATGCTTAATAAATGTATCAATCTTATTCCATTCTTCGTCTGTGTATTTTGTAATAAGTTCCGCATCGTAAAATCCTGCGTCAGTGTTCTTCTCTACCAACTTCTTAATATGCCAAGGCTCAAAGCCTCCGTAAACTTCTTTGCGTAGTGCATAGTTTATAAGGCGTCCGCCTACATATTGATAGTTAGGAGTTTCTGCGCTGATAAGATCTGCTGCTGCTTTGATTAGCGTTTCTTGAATTTCTTTACTAGTTACACCGTTGTGAAACTGTATCTGACTTTTAAGTTCTACCTCGCTTGGGCTAACTCCTGTAATGTTTTCACAAGCATAAAACACAACTTTGTGTAATTTTTCAATGTCTAGAAGTTCTCTGTCGCCGCCACGTTTGGTAACTTGAATCATGTACTTTGTCCTTTATCTTTTATTAGTTAGTTAGGTATTTATTGTTGAGTTGGTAGAGCATGGACAAGTTCAGAACGTAAAGTATTCGGCAATTTGCTTCTGTGTACATGTGTATCTCCGTTGAATCCAATGACAATGTCGTTGACAAAAAGTAAGTAATATGTCTCCGAGTTTTTATTGTCTCGTGTAATATGTATCTCATAAGATGCCTGGGATAACACATCAGTTAACTGCAAGGTGTAACAAATTGCAAGAATCTTAACAAAGGCACAATAATTATTTTCCTCTAATAATTCCCATGCGGTTGGCCAACTACTTGGAGTAAAAGGATCTGCTGCAATCAAACAATACGGTGCTTGATTGTAGAAGTCTATTGCTTCTTGTATTGGATCTTTAGCGGATTCTAGTTCGGTACGAAACTCTCGCCAGATTATTAATCTGTCTTCGTATTTTTTATCAAACATCAGTTTATCATTATGTTTATGATTTCGTTTTCACTTTGTAATATATTGTAGCATTATCGCTACTAGTTAAGTTTAACATCATAATAGCTACTGTGTCAACCGTTAAATCACCATCTTCGTCATAATTTTGTGCATTGAACTTTAAATTCTCAGCATAGGTACCACTACCTGTATAGTTATAATCATCTGAAAAAGTAAATGTATCATTTGTAGGATCAACAACTAGTGTCATTGTGCCAGTTCTTGATGCTGGCACAGCACTACTTTTATATACATATTCTATTTCATACCCTTTAGCAGTATCTGCAGGGAGTCTAAATAGTTTAGTAAACTCACCTGACTGACCAATTGTTAATTTTTGTGTTGTGCTAAAATCTGTAATGGTCGGTCCTTTAACTTCAGGATGATAAACTACACCATTTTTATATACTTCTTCGTATCCTAATTCTTCGCTACGGCGGAACCAATCGCCTTGACTAGTATTATTTTTAGTAGTACTAGGACCAGAAAAGTCAATAATTGCATGCTTGGCTAATAAAGAAGATCCGCCTTCATTACCGATATTATAAAATTTATTATTATTACTAATATTATCCGTGCCATTTACAATCTTAATTGCAGAATTATAAATATTATCAAATTTACTACCAGTTATTTTATTATTAATAGGACCAGTAAGCATTCCACTTGTTCCTAATATAGTATTTTCACCGAATATAAAGCCTTGATATAATGTATCAAACGTGCAATTTGTCCAAGTATTGTCTTTTATATCATTGTTTGATATAACACCATACTGGAATTTCTTTACAATAACATTATCAAATGTATTATTATTTGAACTAACTGCTGTACTTAATGATACTAAACTTATTCCATCAAGACCATTTACAGATGTGTCACCTAAACTATACGACCCTTCTAGTATAATGTCTTTAAATGTACTATCTTTACAACTAACTAATTGTATTCCTGCACCATTATTAGTGTTTCTAAGAGTTAATCCAGATATGCTAATATTTCTTGCTTGGTTAAGCGTTGTACTTGTACTGTCGTCGGCATAACTTCCTGGAGTACTTGTTTCATTTACTGTTGTAAATGATGCAATAGGGTCAGTTGATATAATAATAGTTTTATCTGGTCCTGCGCCGCGTATTGTTGCAAATGGTGGCAATTTAATAGGACTAGCAAAGCGATATTCGCCTGGCTCAAATATAAGTTCTACACGAGCTTGAGTAGTTCCTTTGTTTGATGCATTTAAATATAATTGATCAATTGCACGTTGAATAGCTACTGTCTGGTCTGTACCATCGCCGTTTGCACCAAAAGAACGAACGCTCACTCTGTCATCTAATCTTGCTTGTAATGTACGTAACACAGGATTATTAGGAGAGTCTCCAGTTTGTACATTAAGACCTGTATTATACTCGTATGTATTTGCAAATTCAAATAAGTTATCAGTTTCGCTTAATAGTTTTGTATTACCTACGTATGGTGCGCCTTCTGATACACTACCGTTGCCAATATACAACTCTTGTGAATCAACAGCCCATCCAAACTCTCCGCTTGCTAGTTGCGGTAGGCCACTGCCTACGTTTTTTTGTCCTCTACGAACTTG